TATGACGCCCGGCCCCACCTGATCCCGTAGTCCGTACTGGTGTACACGGGCAATACGTGCCGCCACGCCGCTGTAACCAATACTGACGCCCTGCGGGTCAGGATAAATTTTCAGGTAACGCAACGTCCGAAGGCGCTCAAACATGGGCGCTTTTTTGGTACTGTCACGGCGTAACGATCGGGTGTTAATCGCAAGATAACGTTCAATGTCGCTGCGGTAGAACGTGCGAATGTCGTTGCGGTCGGTATCGTAACCGGTAATCGTGCGCCCGTACTTTCCCCGTCCGCCGTGCCAGTTTTTCAGCTCCCTGACTTCGCCATTCCAGATAAATTTAATGCCCTGTTGCGAACGGGTTATACGGCGCTTACGCTGCGGCCACGCCGAACCATCAGGGTTCCTCTGGCTGCGTATGCGGCGCTGCTGGCTGCGGCGTACTTCCTGGCCTACCGTCCTTGCAGTTCTCGCTATTCCGGCAGAAGACAGGCCGGAAAGGATATCGCTGAATATGGTGTCCAGTTCGTGGGTCAGTTTGCTCACTGGCTACCTCCCGCGTCTGCTGTGAAGGATTCATCAATAAAAACGCAGCTCCAGTCGCCCCCGGTCGAAAAATCCGGCATACGTGGCTCCGGCAGGTATTCCCATGACAGATCCCCGTTTTCATTACACGAGACTTTCACACGCTCAAAGAGGGGGAACTCAAAAAGAATGTCGGCGCTGTCGTCGTCATTAATGGCGGTTGAGAATTTAAACGCTTTATTTTTTTCCGGGTTCATCAGCAAATCCCGCTGGTTGAACCACAGCCAGCGCATGACCGGAATGGTGAACTCGTTAATATCACCAGTGAAGTCCATCACAAACAGAATCACGGTGTAATCGTAGGCAAATGACGGCGTATCACCTGAAAAGCAAATATGTCCGCTGTCCACAAAAACCGTCATTTTGTCAGGATTGGCCCGGCTCCAGCGGTTATGGCGTGTCACGGCATCACGAAGCGAGTTAATTTTTTCCATGGTCAGCCTTCCGTTCAGTGCACTGTTCGTTGATGTACTGTTGCAGGCCGTTTACCTGTGCTGTAACGGCTCTGGATTCGGTTCTGAGACGCTGATAATTCCGTTCAGCGTCCGGAGTAAGTCTGGCGGTGGCTGCATCAGTTGCGCCGGTGGCGGTGGTATCACGCGCGGCGGCGGGCATACAGACGGCGTGGAGCTGCAACCGGCGACGGCCAGAAGCAAGATCAGCGCGTAACTTTTCGGATTCGGCTTTTGCATCGGCTAATTCCTGTGTGTACTTCGCGTCAAGGGCGGCGTTCTGGCGCTGGCGCTGCGTCATATCGTCAATGGTCTGCTGGCGAGTGTCGGCAAGCGCTACCGCTTCCTTACGGGCTTTTTCTGTCCTGGTGTATTGGCTGTGCCAGTGGTCAGCCGTGAAGCCGAGAACGGCTACGGCGGCGACCATGAAGACGATAAAAGCGAGCGTTGCGCGGTTCATACGGTCTTACCCCTGACCAAGAAACATTGCCCGCTCACGTCCACGACGCGGGGCAAGAATGGTCGGGTTACTGCCTGCACGGCTCCATTTCAGGAAAGCGTCAGCGGCGGCGGTGTAGTTACCGGCGTTCAGGTAGCGGCGAACGCTGGAACCAGTAAAGGCGCTTGCGCCGATATTGAAAATCAGGCTGCATAACGCGTCATACTGGTTCTGGTTCAGGGGAACCATTACCCGTTCAGCAATACAGCGCTCCACCCATGACAGATCGTCGCGTAGCAGTCTGTCGGCGGTGTCCTGGGTGATGGTCATGTTCTTGCCAACCGCAACGCCGTCAACTCTGCCTGTGTGACCTGTGCCGATAGTCCATACGCCGCGCGAGTCGGTGTAGGCGGTTAGTTTGCAGCCTTCTTCGCGTTTAAGTGCGGCCAGTCCGCTGTCTGAAATCTTCATTCGTCATTTTTCCCTGCAAATTTCTTTGTCATGAAAACGCCGAGCGCCCTGATATGCTCAACGCCGATAAGGCCGATAGCAGCTCCAATCCCTACGCGCCAGTCTTCTGACAGCCAGGTGGCAGGCACGGGCTTGATGATGGAAAATGCGGCCACTGCGAGCAGGCAACACAACGGCACTTCCAGAAGCAGACGCCGCCAGCTTTTCCCCGTATAAAACACCCTGAGCGCCGCGACGGCGGCGGTCATTAACAGGCTGTCCAGCGGGATATCGCCATGCAACCAGGCTTTCAGGTGCATAATCCAGTCCTGCCAGGTATGCGGATCGCCGTTCATGTTCTTTTCCTGTCCCGTATTCATGATGATCAGCTCCATAGCTGAATCATTTCCCGTTGTTTTTCTTCTGCTGCTCAGGCAGTTCCACCTCCTGCCCGGCCTCCAGAAATACGCTGTTACTGAGTCCAGGATTGGCGGCTAATACCTGTTCTGTGACGCCCTGTGTGGTGCCGTAATGGCGAAAACAAAGCAAGTCCACGGTATCGCCCTGAAGCGCTTTGACTTTCATCAGACCAGCTCCACAAACAGGCGCTGAGTACCGCGAATATCAGCTATGGCCCAGCGCACATCGCGCCACAAATCATCGGTCTGAACTTCCAGCGCGTCGGCTTTGCGGTCGCCTTTTTCGGTGGTGTCCACGTCGCGGGCGTTCTCAAGAAGCATGGCGCGGGCGGCTGAGTAAACCGCGCGGCGGTAGCGATACACCTTCACGCTCTCGCCGTTGAGCATTCTGGCCGGAACGTCAGCCAGCGTGCTGTAACCGGCTGATTCCTGAATGCCCCGCCAGTCGTCAAGCTGGTCAGTGACGTGCGCTACCGCTTCTGTGGTGACGAACTTCAGGCGTGATGTGGTCGTTCTGCCCGGTATGCGGCTGGCAAGGCGGAGATCGCGTAACAGGATCTCCGGCCAGAATGTCCCGGCTGTCACCTTTTCAGCGCCGTCGTCAACGTCGGTAACGTCCTTTTCTGCGCTGTTAACCTGTGGTTTTGCCACCATGCCCATACGGAACTCCTTAAAAACCAGGCGGTGGGCAACCGGTAAAAAGAATGACGTACATTCAGATCACCGGCGCGCCGCCTGTCGACGGGGGTCGAAGTCGTTAATTATTTCTTTGCCGTCCTGCGGGTCGTTTTAGTCTTCCCGGTCGCGGGTTTTCGGGTGGCGGTTTTACGTACCGGCGCTTTTGTCGGCGCGTTATCCCTGGCGTCTTCCTGCGCGGCGTTCTGGTCTGTCGTCGCCGCTTCGTCGCCGGGCTCAGATGGCGACTTTTTCAGGGCGCGCGTCAGGGTGGCGATTTCGCGCTTAACTCCGGCGTTGGGGTCAAGATGCATGGCTTCACGCAACAGCTTCAGTGATAACGCCTGCGTTTGCGGGTCGGTTATCGCCCGGCGTGAGAATGCTCTTGCCTTACAAAGCTTGGCGCGTACCTCGTCCGGCATATCGCAGTCGTTCACAATGCCCTGAAGGGTGTCCAGCGGTGCGATATAAGCGGATAAACCGGCGTCCGGGTCGGTTCCCGCTAGTGTTAATAACGGGTTACAGATTTCTTCCGTGAGTACCGTCGCCGCGTCACGCCCGAAATTGTCCGGCAGACTGAGGTTGTGGCGTACCACGTATTCGCCGATGCGTAATGCCAGCGGGAGATCGCCACAGTCCACGGCCCACACCATCAGGGTGGTAATCACCTCATCCGGGCGTCCGTTGTCGCTGTCCAGCGTCCCCTCGATCCAACCCTCAAATTCAGGTAACAGTTCTTTTTTGGCGACAGCTTTTGCCGCTTTTGACTGGATACCTTTCAGCCGCGACTGCGCCAGGCGGAGGCGGTGAAGGATCTGTTCGTGCGCGGTACGTTCAACCAGCGTTTCTTCCCCGGCCTCAAGCCCTGCACGGCGCGCCATGACCTGTTGAAAATGTTTCTGTGCCGGTGTCAGCATCTTTTTATCCTCCGTTATGGCGGGCTCACTGCGCCCGCGTCATACGTTATGCGGCTGCACCTGCATTACTGGCGGCTTCCGGCTCCGGCGCGAATTTCAGGTCTTCTATCAGGGCGCACTTGCCGTAGTCTTCCACCACGTAGGCATCATTCATCGACTGATAGGTTGCGATGCGGTTATATTCCGGCTCCTCGCGCATCAGGCGGCGCAGGCTCCCTTTCTGGAAATAAATTGAAAGGTTACTGAAGGAGGTGATCAGCATCGCGTTATCCGGAAAGAACGGCGCGAAGTAGGTCGGCAGACCGCCAATCAGGTGAGACGCCACAATCAACTGACCGGCCATCAGTTCGGTATTGGGGTTGGTCGTGCTCATGGCGTTAATGAACGGCAGACGCAGCGAGTTAAAGAGGTTGCGTGATAACAGTACAACCAGATCGGGGGCGTCTTTGTACCATTCATCCAGCAACGAGGAGCGCGCATCCTGAACCAGTGCATCCGGGTTGGCATAGTCCCCCTTAGCGATAACCTTGTTACCCATATCGCGGGTCGCAAGCGTCACACCCTTCATCACGCGCGCTGCTGCCTGTTTACGAATATGCTCAATCCAGCCGGTGTTAACGTCCTGAAGGCGCGGATTGGCGGCAAAATCGGAAACGAGCGCATGATTCGTACCGTTAAAGCCGATCATGATGCGGTCAAGCGCGATCTGAAGCGCAATCTGCTTACTGATACGGGTGGCGAAATCGGGATGGGCGTTCCAGGCGTCAAGCTGTGCGTAGCTGATGTAGGTGTCGTAGTTCACCTGCTCACAACGATAGCGGCGGGCGGCTAAATCGTAAGGTGTGATGGGGTTACGGCGTTTGGTGCCGTCGCTGCTGCTGTTTGTGCGGGCAATCGGGCCGGTGGTGTCAATAAGGACTTTTTCACCTTCCTGATCGGTAACACCGATAATGTTGATTTTTTGTGTCAGTTCTGTGCTGTTTTTCATAGCGTTTTCGAGACGCTGCTGAACAGCCGGATCAACGGCAAAGTTTTTTGCCAGTCCCGTTACCGGAAGACCATTAAGACTTGCCTGATGCGCCATGTAGAGGTCAAGCTGGCTGCGGGTACTGGCTGAAAGTGCGTAATTCATCGCTTTATTCTCTCGCTTTAAAATCAGAAGTCGGGCATTTCTGCGGCGTTACCGCCCGTTGCGCGGAAACGGTCTTTTGTATCGCCGTCCTGGCTTGCCAGTTGGTCGCGTAGCGTGGTCAGTTCGGCGGTCAGTTTTTCGATGGTTTTGTGGTCGCTGTCGTGGTGGCGCGACATATCGTTAAAGCGATCGAGAAGGTCGGCGTGTGACTGCGCCACACCTTCCACCGCTTCCCGTACCTGGCTGAACTGCTCGCTGTCTGATTTACGTCCTTTGCCAATCAACTCCATGACACGACTGAACCATTGTTTGCCTTCTTCGCTGCGTTGCTCTGCCAGCTCGATAATTTCGGCTTCCATCGCTTCGGTGAACATTGGCGCTTCGGTGTGCTGGTTATTGAACTTCATCACCTGTTCGCGTTGCTGTGCCGCGAATTTCAGACGTTCAGTGCCCAGACTTGCAGGCGTGTCTGTCATTGCCAGTCCCACAATGTAGGGGTTGCCGTTCAGTGAAAATTGCGGGTGAAGTTCAATGCTGGAGTAGATTTTTTTGCCTTCGTCCGTGAGCTTCTTCATGCGGTCTGTCGGCTCAATTTCCGCATAGAGCGCGGTACGGCCAGACAATGGGCCTTCGGTGATATCTTCCGCACTCAGTGCTGTCACATCACCCATAGCGCAAAGGTCGCTGTTGGGAAAAGGGGAAGTGATGTGTTCCACGTTAACCCGCGCACCATACACCGTGGGATCGTAATTTTTCGCTGCTGCCTTCAGGTGCTCGCCACTGATTTCGCGTCCGTCAATGGTTGAACCGGAAACGGCGACACGGAATTTTTTGCGGGCTGGTTTGTTTGCGCTACCCATGCTGCTAATCCTGTCTGTGTTTGTGATGCAGCCATGATGACAAGGCGCAGGCACCTTCCTCAACGCGGTTTTGTTGTCGCCGGACGGGCAGAACTGAAAGGGTGTGAGAGAGGGATCGCGCGCGGGGTAATCTTCCCGGCATGAAGGGGAGACACGATGATTCAGGATGCTTTTGTACGGCTGCGGGCTAAACAACTTTACTGGCAGGGATACCCGCCAGCGGAAATCGCGCGGCTGATGGGGATAAGCCAGAACACGATCTACTCATGGAAAAAACGCGATGAATGGGACGAAACGCCGCCTGTTGCGCGCGTCACGCAGTCCATTGATGCCCGCCTTGTTCAGCTTACAGGAAAGCCCGATAAAACCGGGGGAGATTTTAAAGAGATTGACCTGCTCACGCGGCAACTGAAAAAGCTGAGTGACGGCCAGCCCACTGACGCTAACGGCACAAAAAAGCCACGCAAACGTAAACTGAAAAATCACTTCACCGAAGAGCAGATTATCGCGCTGCGGGAAAAATCATGGGTTCGCTGGCCTGGCATCAACGCGGCTGGTATGAGCAGCGGCATCACCGCAACCGTATGATCCTGAAGTCCCGCCAGATTGGCGCAACCTGGTATTTTGCACGCGAGGCATTGCTTGATGCACTGCGGGATGATGTGAAATACCCGTATCAGCGTAACCAAATCTTTTTGTCGGCGTCCCGGCGCCAGGCGTTCCAGTTTAAGACGGCTATTCAGGAGGTGGCGCTGGAAGTGGATGTTGAGCTGAAAGGCGGCGACAAAATCATTCTGTCCAACGGGGCTCAACTGCATTTTCTGGGGACGTCAGCGGCGACGGCGCAATCCTACACGGGCAACCTGAAATTCGATGAATTTTTCTGGGTCAGCAATTTTATCAATCTCCGCAAGGTTGCCGGGGCAATGGCAACACTGAAGGGGCTTACCCGTACCTATTTTTCCACCCCATCAGGCGAGACACATGAAGCCTATCCGTTCTGGACGGGAGACCGGTGGAATGAAAAGCGCCAGAAATCGAAACGCCAGGAGTTTGACGTGTCATGGAAGGCGCTTAACAGCGGCGTACTGTACCCGGACAAAACCTGGCGGCAGATTGTCACCCTACAGGACGTTATCGATCACGGCTGGGAATATACAGACCTGGAAGAGATTCAGGATGAAAACAGCGAAGACGAGTTCCGCAATCTGTATATGTGCGAGTTTGTCCGCGACGGTGAGTCCGCCTTCAGCCTGAACTCGCTGATAGGCTGTGGCGTTGACGGCTACGACGACTGGCCGGACTGGAAGCCGTTTGCGCCACGGCCAGTGGGAAATCGTCCTGTCTGGGTGGGTTATGACGCTAACGGCAGTACCGGCAACGGCGACAGCGGCGCGCTGTGCGTGGTGGTGCCGCCCGCCGTACCCGGTGGCAGGTTTCGCACCATTGAGACAAGACAGGTGCGGGGGCTGGAATTCGAAGAGCAGGCGCGGGTGATTGAGGATATTAGCCTGAAATATAACGTTCAGCATATTGGTATTGATGTGACCGGCGGTAATGGCGATGCCGTGTATCAGATAGTGAAGAAGTTCTTCCCCGCTGCGGTTCCCTACAATTTCACTCTGGCATCAAAGCGCGCGCTGGTCATGAAAATGCTTCAGGTCATACGTGCCGGGCGATGGGAATATGACTGCGGCGATAAGGCGCTTGTGACGGCATTCAATGCGGTACGAAGAATCAAAACGCAGGCCGGATTTATCACCTACGACACGGACCGTTCGCGCGGTGTCAGTCACGGCGATCTGGCGTGGGCGAATATGCTCGCCATCATCAACGAACCGCTTGGTGATGAAGACGGCGTGGTCAAGAGTCTTGTTATGGAGTTCTGATGAGCAGAAAAAACCGGAAGAAAAGCTACAACAGGGGCGATGGGGTGGGTTTTGAACAGGCGCTTAAAAGCGATCCTGCGCTGAGTGCGTTTACATTTGACGGCCCTTACAGCGTCAGTGGTTTTGACCTGCTGGATAACATGTACTGTGCTGATAACGGGCGATGGTACGAAACGCCGGTTGATTTCGGCGGGCTGGCGCGCGCATCGCGGCAGACCTCATGGCACCAGTCCGCGTTGTATTTCAAACGCAACGCGCTCAATGGTTGTTTTATTCCGCACCGCCTGCTGAGTCGTCAGGCGTTTTCAGCGCTGGCGCTGGACTGGTTTGTGTTTGGTAATGCCTACGTTGAACGGCGTCGTAACCGTCTCGGCGGCACGCTGGAGCTACGCCACGCGCTGGCAAAATATACCCGTCGCGGCACTGATTTTGAGACTTACTGGTACACCGAACCCGGCAGGAATGATTATGCCTTCCGGCGCGGGGAGGTGTGCCACATCATTAATCCCGATATCAATCAGGAGATCTACGGAATGCCTGAATATATCGGGGCGCTGCTGTCGGCCAGTCTCTCACGTTCTGCGGATCAGTTTCGCAAATATTACTATGACAATGGCTCACACGCGGGCTGCATTATTCATATCGGATCATCCGCCGTTGATCGCGAAAGCATGGAAGCGCTGAAAAAAACGTTAACGGAATCGCGGGGCGGCGGCGCGTTTAAAAACCTGCTGATCCAGACCACTGGCGGAGGCAAAGACGGGGTGCAGATCCTGCCATTCCAGCAAATCACCGCCAAAGATGAGTTTATGAATATCAAAGCGTCTTCACGTGATGATGTACTGGCGTCTCACCGCGTACCGCCGCAATTGCTGGGTGCCATGCCGGGCGAGAAGGGATCGTTTGGCGACATTGAGAAAGCAGCGCGCGTCTTCGCCATCAATGAACTTAATCCGGCAATGGAAGCCCTCAAATATATCAATGACTGGCTTGGCGAAGAGGTGGTACGGTTTAACCCTTACGCACTACTGGAACAGAACAGCGCCTGATTCCTCCGGCAGGTTATCGCTGACCATGACCTGCCACACTATACACCATCAATCTTTTTCACTAATCCTGCCTGCTTTCAGCTTATTAACCTGCTGGTTATCGGCACATTAGCGGCCACGCCTTCCCTGAATCTCCCTTTAAAAATAACGCCTCAGCGCCACGCAGACGGGCGCACGTCTGAGCAATCGAATCACAGCGCGTGCCAGTTCGTCGCACACAAAAGCGCTCACGCGGCGATTTAGCCACATTCTCGCCGGGGTTGCCTTCCAGCCCCTGTTGCGTGGGCTGTTCCCCCGTCACCTGCGCGCGGCAAACGCTTCATTTTTGTGCACGCACCGATCCGGCCTCAGACCGCGCCAGTACAGGCCGGAAAGGGCAAAAAATCGGTCAAAAAAATTGTGCAAAATTGTGCACTACTGTGCATTTATAAAATCAACTAAAAGACACGTGGTGTGACTTACCTGTACTACTCGATCGGCACGTAGTCATTAAGTTCTGGTGACCAATTGCACTTTTCACATCTGTGCTTTCCATTCTGGCAGATACATAAACAATGACGGCCACAATGCGGGCATCCATTTTCACCATTATCATAATCACCGAGCGACCATTCCTGCATAAGCTGCTCTTCTTCATCATCATTTAGCATTGTTCCCCCTGAGCTATTTACTTTTCTCGTAAGTGTAGAGTTTTACTTTTTTATCACTCTACCCCGGCCAGCGATGGTGCGTAAGTGGATATCTGCAAGTCATCAGTAACTCCGCTTCCTCACCCTGACAGACTCACCGCTGCGTGGTTCGCTAATCAGGGCTTGCGGCGAGCGGATTAGTGAACCGATCTTGTGTATTCAAAAAGAGGAACCATTGACGAACGAAAAAAAACAAAAGTTGATGGTAGTATTATTTGGATTATTATTTTCATTGTCAATGGCTTCCTTTCTGATATTTATCATATTAGTTCTGATTGCTAATTTATTGTTTTTACGTGGTTTCTTCGTCTGCTTAGGTCGATAGCGGGAAGTATGGTTTAGCTTGAATAAAATCATCTGAAATGGGGTTTTCACCTGAAGAAGAAATTGTGGAGCTGATATTGTTGTTTTTTAAAAAATCACTACTAAATAATTTATTTGTGTTTATTAGTGCTTCTAACGGAACAGAAAAAACGCAGAGTAAATTAAAACTCTTGCAAACATTAGAAGTTACAGTGTTTCCGATGCTAATATTCATTTCAATCTCCTTAGTTATTTCGTAGTATTTTCTGTATCGATTATACGTTCTATTAAATTCATATTAAAGGAATTTAAAATTGAATTCGCTAATGCAATGTTTCCTGAAGATGATATTTCAACAGTTATAGAGTTATTGTTGATGTTTGGGCAGTCGACTAACTCATCCAATAGTTGACTATTAGTTATATTCAAGACTGGAACGTGGTTTGAAGAGTTTTGTGTTATTATATTGGCGCTGTTTTCTACAGTGATTGATATATGGGCATTATCACTAATATTATTGGAACAATCGATAATCTCATCGATCAACTCACCATTTGTTAAGGCAAAAGTGTGACCTGCGTCATTTCCAATATATGATGCACAGCCACTGGTAGTTAATTCTATTTCAATTTTTGAATTTGTTATCTCATTAGTATCTATTATTTCATCTATTAATTCTCCACTTGTAATAGCCATTGATGCTGAGTAGAAAACATTTGCGGAATTGGTGATTGTTGCATCAATTTTACTGTTTCTAATATGGTTTTTAACGTCCATTGTTTCATCGAGTAACTCCCCTTCTGTAATAGAAATTGTATTTGCAGATGTTGATATGGATGATAATATTTTGATTTCAATAGAGCTATCCACAATGGATAAACAATCTATTAACTCATCTACTAACTCTCCTTTAACTATATTTATAGAGTTGACATGTGCGTTTGCACTTTCTTTTATTTTGATATTTATGTTACTTTTGTTTTTTATTTCCCCACAATCAAGTATTTCGTCGATTAACTGACCATCATTTATAGAAACAACTCCACACTCATTATTGTCATCTGGACAATGAATGTTAGCGCAATTTATTAATTCTACATCTAGTTCAAAATTATCAAGAGGGTTGTCCCCATCATCTATATTAATTATTTCTTTAATTAGATCGGCGTCATTAATAATTAAGCTGCTATCTCGCGTATTGAGTATTACATTAGCCGAGTCTACAATTGATATTTTTAAAGTTACATTACTTCCTATGGTTCCAGTAATGACTGAATCAATAAGGGCCGCTTGTGAACTGCTTCCATCTTGATTAATGGAAGAACCTAATGATAATCTTCTGTCAATGGTGACATTCGCACATTGTGTTATTTTTATTTTAACTTTTGCATTATTTCCTATACTTGTTATCAATGAGGGGAGTACAGTTTTTTCGTGAGAACGCCACTGTTCTTCATCAACAAGGATAGTGCCATTGCCAGCAACCTTGATAAGAATGTCCTGGTCTGCAGGAATTGTTACTGGAAAAGTAACGTCGGGTTGCAATTCATATTTACCATTATTTTTTATGAAATATTCTTTTATATTGTTGTTAAGTATTGTTGTCATTTTATACCTCCTGAGTGAACGCGTTAAAACACATGGTTAATAATTTTACAAAATTTTTAGTTGCCATCATGAAACATTGTCTTGATTGAGAGAGCAAAGCATTTGAAAACTTCAATGATCAAACAAACTATTACGATTATGAGCTAGTTGGTATTATCACCTGGATTAACCAAATAATGCTTAAATAACATATAAAAAGAGATATATATAATAATATCGAGGCATTATCGCTACTTGCCACGATTGCAGGGTTGAAATTTACTGAAGATTTTTATGCTGCGCATTTTCTCCTGAAAGCTGGATACTGGCTGTACTGGCTTATGCCATTAATCATTTTTCAGGGATAATTCTCAAGCCTGCTTATTCTTGCTCAAAAATAGTGATGCAACATGAGCCTTTCCTGCCAGTATACGACGTGCTTTCTCCAACTTTGCTTGCTCTTTTTCTTTCCTGTGCCTGCGTATCATGTCTGATAGTGGGGTGAACGGGCAACCGTAACGCTGTTTCACCTGTTCCGGTGTCATGTTGAAGGTCACTTTCAGCCGGTAACGGTGAGGATTGCTGGCTACCGGCTCCGCCCAGGCGATGACGCAATCCCCAAGATCGATAATACCCCTCCTGTTGGGTAGCAGGTGCCTGATAATAAGCGTGTCACCGGGTTCTGGCTGAGACGGGAGATCGGCTTCGGTTATCGGGAAGTTTTCGGGGCTGGTTTTCAGTTTTTTCCAGCGTTCCGGCGTCATGTCGAGTATAAAACTACGCATTTTTCCCCCTTGTGGCTTTCTGCCAGCGGGCTAACAGGTTGTGAAGGGTGCGCCTGGCGCCGGATGTTTCAGATATCCGGCGTTCCTGTTTCTCACTGGCAGTACGTTGTTCTGAATTACGAACGGCTTCGGCTTTCTTCTGCTGGTAGATGGCGTCGGCGCTGGCGTAGCTGGCCGCACGCTGCAACGCCTCTTCGTGTAGTTTTTCCCGCCAGTGTTCCGCCTGTTCTTCCGGCGTCAGATCAATAAATTCTCGGTAAGCTGCTTTGACTTCCGGCCCCCATTGGGAGTCGGAAACGTCGTTGATAGTCGCTTTTATGTGCTGAATAGTGGCAGTGAAGGCTTCATCTGCACTTAACCGGGGTTCACGTTTCAGTCGGTCGGTGATTTCCTGCTTTTGCTGGCGGGAATATTGTCGTAAATCGTCAATATTTCGCGGAAGTTCTGTCGGCTTACTGTCGCTTTTTTCGCCACCTTCCGGGGGCTGCGTACAGTTATTGACAGAACTCCAAGGGGCCGCTTCGCGGCCTGTTAAAGGCAAAACCCCGCCCGGTGCCGGATTCAGTTTCGGCACGATGTTGTAGCTTGCGGTGCGGGTGTAGATGAGGTCTTCTGCGTCCGAAAACGGGCTGTAAACCCCCTCTATTTTTGATACCGTGTCGCCGTAATCATTGCCGTTTTCGGTGTGGCTGTAGTACAGGCGAACGGTGAGATCGTCGCGGGCAACGAACGGCCCCCCCTGATACATGGTGTAGTGCTGCCAGTCTGACGCATCCGCCACGGCGCGAACGGCTTCGACCTCCGGTGATAACACCAGTTCACGATCGCCCAGGCGGCGCAGCTCACGCCAGATAGTGACGGGTGCGCCGCCGATTTGCTGAAACTGGCGAATATTCCAGCGGGAGGCCCACGCCTTAACGCGTCCGGCTTCTTCCTTTAGTGGTCGCCCGGTCTCTTTGTCCACTTCACCATCAAGGCCGTGACCATCGATATTTTTCGAGATGTATTTGACGATGTAGCCTACGGCGCGGCCCCGGCTTTTATCTTCCTGAACCGCTTCAAAGCGGTAGTCTTCTGCTCCCGGTTCGTCGCCGTCTTCCTGTAAGGCATACGTGCGAAACACTGTTGTTGCTTTTTCCAGATCTTCGGGTCTGAACCACAGCACCATGTGCCAGTGTGGCGTTCCGTCATGGTGGGGCTCCACGGTACGAAAACCGAAAGTACGAATGCCCCGGCGTTGCCAGGCGGCACGAACACGCGACCAGACTTTGCAAAGATACTTTTGTGTCTTTCTGGGGCTGGCCCCGTTGTATTTGTCGTTGCGCTTCCCGTCTTTGATGCGGGTTGAATGGTACGAAGACGGGGCGGTCAGGGTGTAGAACATCCCGATAAGCCCCATTTCATCAGCGATATCCTGAAAACCTGCCGCACGGGTTTGCAGTTCCATGCGGGCAATTTTGGGGTTAGACGTGCTCGCCAGCACCTTATCGATCAGCGGCGAGCGTTCGCCGGTGTCCCTGTCTTCCAGATCCATTTTGTGCAGCCAGGCCATGTTAGCCTTTTGCTGCGCCAGCCATTCTTTCAGGCAGGGCTCCGAACATTTCGGAGAGGCCTGCTTACTGACATAACCCGCCGCAATCATCAGGTGTTCGCGCCAGCGGTCGTGAATACGCTTCAGCTTACCCAGCCACCATTTTTCCGCCTGGAGACGACCAACAGCCCGCAACGCCTCTTCGGCGTTGAGTTCTTCTTTGCTGTACTTATCCCATCCGGGGATCGCAATATTCAGGGCGGTTGCCTGGCTGGCGATATAGCCGTAAGCGTCCAGTACGGAGAAGTCCAGGTCTTCGGTCTGGCTGTACTGGTAATCAAACTGGCTTTCAAACTCCGTTTTCATGAGTCTGGAAAGCGTGTAGGCCATGCGTCTGAGTTTCTTTTTGTCGGCCCACGGCAGTAAATGGAAGTCATCACGCATGGGTAACAACAGAGCGGGGAGTGTGTCACACGGGTAATACTGCACGTTGACCATCTCAACACGGCGCAATATGTGGCGTTCAAAGGTGCCAAACAGCCACTTAACCGCACTTTCCGGGTTTTCCCCGTCGAGTGCGGCCAGTTTCAGGGCAAAACGGCGGCGAATGATCCCCGGCAGTGATTGCAGACGGCGGCGCAGGTATTTTTCGCGCTTCTTACGCTCTTTTTCGGCGGCTTTTTCCTGCTCAATAAGGCCGCGATTTTCCAGGGTTGTGTTGCACAACTCCTGAAGTTCTTCATACGTGAGCGTGCGGCGCTCGCCGTCTGGCGTCAGATATTCAAAACACAATGACGGGTCGCCCTGGTCGTCACTGGTGGTGACAGGTTCCGGGGTAAGTTCATTTGCCGCTGCGGCGTCGTAGTCCGGGCTGTTCCACGGATACGGGTAAGCCGTCGTGTCCGGGGCTTTGCCGGAAAACTGCGGTGGGGGTGTTGGTGTGCAGCGTCCGCGAGAAGGGGTCATGGCGTGACCGCCTCCATGTATGCTCTTATGAACGTTTCTGCGACCGGCGCAACGATGGCGTTTCCGTAGGCGCGCAACTGGCCCACGCGTCCGGGAGTCCCATTAACCAGCGGCTTAACTCCGGGTTTAACTGGCCTCCACTTTCCATCCCGGCAGAACAGCCAGTCAGCATCTCGCCAGACGCTGTTAACCGGACTGGCGCCGCTGTCGCTGCTAAATCCTGCAAGCGCTTCTGAATTTTTGTTCCATTGTCGCGATAGGTCTTCATGGCCTCTTGCGGGCAGGGTGAGCGGTCGTTGCTCGTTGTCGGCGTAGGCCAGCCTGCTATCTGTGCCGCCACATCCAGACGATCCGTTGACAACTTCCCGTTGCGAATCCTGCCCCCCTGATAACCGCCTTTCCCTGCTGTCGTTGTCGGGGTGGGCCAGCCCGATAAGGCTACAGCCGTTTGCAAATTCAATCCTCCCTCTCTCCCCGCATTCGACGGGTGTTTCCATGCATTGGCTGTCGGCGTCGGCCACCCAGAAGAGGCGTTGCCGGATGTGCGGCGCACCGATGCCCGCAGCGCAAAGATCGATAACTGCGACGGCGTATCCCGCTTTTTCCAGGCTAAGTTGTACAACGTCGAACCATGTGAGGCCGTCCTTGCTTGCAACTTGTTCACCAAAGATAACGTAAGGTGCGCACTCCTTAATGAGCTGGCGCCATGTGGGCCACAAGTGGCGTGGATCATTGAATCCCCGGCGTTTTCCTGACTGGCTGAATGGCTGACAGGGGCAGGAACCTGTCCAGACGGGGCGACTGTCAGGCCATCCGGCGCACCGCAGGGCGTAAGACCAGACGCCGATCCCGGCGAAGAAATGGCACTGCGTGAATCCTTTAAGGTCATTGGCGGTAACTTCCTCAATTGAGCGCGTGTCAACGACGCCGGGAGCAATGCAGCCAGCATCGATAAGGTTTTGCAGCCAGGCGGCGGCAAAGGGATCGATTTCGTTGTAGTAGGCGGTGGCGGTCATCGCGGGAGATACTCCCTTGCGATGGCGTCAGCGGCGGTAAATCGTTTGTGATAGATCGATCTTGCTGTTGACTCAGGCATTTCAAATTTCTCGGCTATTTTGGAAAATGCCATGCCGTCATCACGTAAAGCGCGAATGAGTCCAACGTCGCTGTCGGAATACTTTGTTAAAGGGTTTAAGTCACCGTATTTACAGTAAGTAACACCCAGTCTTTTAGCGCGGTTTGCTATATCCGTGCGGCTCTTTCTTCCCAGATGAGACGCCACCTCTGACAGCGTCATGCTGTGGCGGTGAGTCCGAATAAACATGTCCTGTTCCGGTGTGAACTGGTTACGTTTATGACCCAGGCGTCCTTCACGCCGAAGACGGATCGCCCTGAACTGGACGGCGGCTTTAGTGCGTCCCAGTTGTGTGGCTATTTCGCGAAAAGTATGATCCGGATACAGGCTTATCAGTGACTCTTCTTCTTCCGGTGTCCAGTCTTCGTAATATTTCAGCATGACGTATCCCTCCATTGCGCCATGACTGTCGCTTTTCCCGCCCGGCGTGGTGCGCTTACATACCTTTCCCGGCCATCCAGTACGCCGATCACTTCCGGGGTGTTTTTGCGGCCTTTGGCGTTGGCGCTAATGGATCGTCTAACTTTCAGTTTGTGGAGATTAAACGGCGCGTAGATTTCGCGTGTCAGGGGAGTGTCGCTGTTGGAAATAACAACCTTTGCGAAATGTAACTTGTTATTTGTCAGGTACTTAACCAGATGTTCATGATCGCGACGAGTAAAACGCTCACCGTTGTATTGAGTGAAATCGGCTGTTTTACTTTCCGGGATATAGGGTGGATCGCAGTAAATAACGGCGTTATCCAGTTCAGGCACGAGATAAGGATTAAGGGCCAGCCTGAAATCACAACAGATGAATTTTGTTTTTGTCTGGCGGGCTTTTAAAGCAAAGCGGCGCATTTCCTTTTCAGGGAAATATGGGGCTTTTTCGCGTTTGCCAAACGGTACATTGAACTCACCTTTACTATTGGTGCGGAACAGTCCGTTGAAGGAGTGGCGGTTGAGATACAGGAACAACGCCGCCCAATAAACCCGGTCACTGACAAGCCGGGGGTAGTCTTTGATTGTGTTATAGAATTTACGACGGCTGTAATAATCCTCTTTGTCGTCGCCTACTGAGAAAAGAGCGCCAGCCCACCAAATCACCTCACCGGTGTGCCAGGTCAGGGTATGGAAAAAATTAATCAGCGCCGGGTTGCTGTCGCACAACACGTAGCGCCTGTAGTTCGTGTTCAGAAATATCGTGCCACTACCAACGAACGGCTCAATAAGGCACTCACCTTCACGGGGTAAGTGCTTAAACAGTTCCGGCAGGGCGTTATACTTACCGCCCGCCCATTTGAGCGGGGAACGGATGAAGACGGGCTTTTTCATACACCACCCCACTGACCGTATTTCTCGTATTCCTCGCGTGGCGAGGGTTCAACGCGTGGTGTGGTTTCTGGTGCTGGTTCGATACTCCCTTCAATGGCGATATTGCAGGCGCGATACTGTGCGCCATTAATCAGAAATACATAACGCTCCTCATGCGGAGTGTAGATATCATCCAGGACTGATCTGTTCCAGTCGATAAGATCTTCGTGGATGCGCAATATGTCCCCGCCAGGTACAAGTTCGAATACAACCCATCTGGTGAGTTTCATGTTCATGCTGCACCTCCCTGCATCGGCAACATCAGAATGTTGGTGAAGGTGTACAGCCAGTACATTTCGTTTAACGGGTCTTTGTTGGGGTAAACGTCCCGCATGAATACGAAGAGTTCTGCGAGGGGGTGATTTTCAGGGTTAAAACCGTCCCTTATGGCGTGTTCGTCAGTTATCTGGTCACCCTTGATAACGGAAATATCGTTGATAAAGGCAACGGCAAACGGCACTGTTTCGCCGCCTTCGATTTCTGTGACCAGTTCGATATTGCTCAAAGTCTGGTAGGGTTGCCTTTTCAGAAGTCCGGCAAAGTCCGATATGTGGGTAAATCTCGCCCCTTTACTAAACCACATGGTTGCGTCAGCACTGTAGTCAGGAATGATTATGTTTTTAGTCAGGGTGTCGTCGTGAAAATATTCCTCTTTGTCCTCTCTGTCTGACCGGAAGCATTTAAACTGCATCATGCGCAGCGAGGTTATCTTCTGACCGCTGCGGAACGCTTCAATAAAGCGGGGTTTGAATTTCATCTGTAGCATCGTCTAATCCTCTTCACGTATTCGTTATGGTTAAGCAGTTCCCATGTCTGGCCTTCGTCCAGACTTAACAGCCGATAGCGGTACATGACGTTGATTACGCGGGCTGGCGGTACTCGTTCCAGCCGACGCACATGTGACCAGTCATCATTCAGTAGGCGGTTGTATGCCACTCTTGCTGCCCGTTCCGGCTTTCCCCGTGGCTTCTTCCTGTTCTGGCGGTAGCGATCGGGGATAATTAGCTTCATTCGTCGGGGATTAAGTCCAGGTTCTTCACCTTTACCCAGCGGTCTTCCTCAAACTCGGATTCAAAACAGACGAAAATCAAATGACCACGGCGATCATCAATGCGGGTATTGCTCACTGTTCCACGCTGGTACGGGTGAGCTCTCAGGCATACGCGAGCGCCTTTTGTGAATGTGGTGTACCAGGTGTGTTCGGAATCTTTCTTTGCCGGGTCAAATGCAACGGTAGTGTTAGCCGCTTTCTGAAAGGCGATGAGCTGGGCGCGGAGTTCGGCGTTTTCTTTAACGAGCTGTTCGATGGCGTTAGCGGCGATGGTGTGAGGCTCAGACATTATCGCGACAAAAAAATCATCGTCGCCAGCCATTGCTTTGGCGTGCATACGCAAAAATGACGCCCCGGCTAATGCTTTTTGGGAAAGGGTTTTATTTGGGTTAATCATTATTATTTCCTTTATTTGGGTTGTACGAATCCCGCCGCGTGAGCGGTGTTTAAATGAACCAGGTCAATTAATCAGCTATTCAGTCAGGTCGTGTAATTCCCTTAATTGTCGGGCTACTGTTTTTAAACTCCTTGCTGTTTCCATTAATTCTGCGGAGACAACCAGATATTCATGATTTGCAAGCCTCATATTGGCAATTTGCAGTGTCTCCGTTGCTTTTGTGATGATTCCGGCTGCTACAATTCTTTGCCTTGCGGTGGCGTCCATTTTGTTTTCCTCTTTTCGGTTAAATTCATTTGTTTTTTAAGCTGTGAATACTTTCTTCTTTGTCTCCATGTGTCAAAAAACATCAATATCCACACGGCCATAAACATAATTAATGCGGCCAGTGATATAACGGCTATTGATTCTGGAATGGTGAATGAATAACTGATATTCATTGTTATCACTCCGTAATTCTGGCGGGGGCGGGGACGACGCCGTCAGTTAATTGTTTTGTCATCCAGTTAAGTTCTTTAAGGTCTTTGCTCGCATCTGTATCTTTTGAGTAAAACAAGGTATTGCGGACACTAAATATTCCGCACTTCATAACTTCAAAGTGTGTTTTCCTGGCTCTGGGGTTAACTTCATTATCGAAGTGATACCCCTGCAAGAACTCGTTTACCTGTTCTGCCGTGTGTTTCCTCATAACATCATCCTCACAGTGTGAAAAAGTGCCGTGATAACCCGCCCGATCGGGGTGTGGTTTCTGCTGTAGTGTTTATATCTCTCTCATTTCGCAATCTTTAAGGGCGATGCAGTCTTCACGGTTGGGTCTTTTAGCAAGAATTACGTACATTAATGCACTAAATTTGGGGTTTTCGTGTTCCATGTATGCAATAGCCGGAAACTGGCACAACTTTTTTACATCGGCTATGGGCATGTACATTTCAACATCAGCAAATAAAGTGTCGTCTTTCAGTGTCAGGCGTTCTATTTTTCCCTGATTTTTAATATTGACTGTCTCCATTGGATCGTCAATAAACTCACCTATATTCGGCTGATAATAATCAGTGTTAAACGTCTCTACGCAATGCTTAAGCATTGATTGTGTGATTTCACGACCGTCTATAATCTTTCCCGCTCTGGCGATGGGGACGTTTTTAATTAATGTGTTCATGTTTGACCTCGTTTATTTGAGTAACCAAAACACCAGTAAGTAAGCGATCGCCGCTAAAAGTATTGGGTGTAACCCTTTTGCTAATGCCGCTTCATATTCCCGGCGTATGTCGCCGAATTTCACGCGCTTATTGCTGTGTTTTTTCCAGACATATATTGCAAGCACGCCGGAATAAAATATGAACATCGTCAGCAATGGACTCATGATATAGTTAGTTAGCGCGTGCATTAATCGGCCTCGTTAAAAAAGTTAACTGGCATTCACACGATTAAAGCCAGCGCTATCATGCATACGATTAAGACAACTCCAAAAATTGCGGCAATGATGGTTGTCGTTTTATTTGGATTTGCGTTAATTGCAGCCCCAAAAGTCCATCCCAGAGAAAAGATCGTGAATGCGACGCATACAAGAATTGCTGGGTTGATTTCATGACTCATAGTTAAGCTGCTTTTATTTCTGTTTAAAGAAGTTCATGAACCCGCCAGAAAAATACGCGACCATGTCAACGCAGCGCTTATAGTTCTTACCTTTGCTTGTCGTAATTAAAATCCCACGATCGGCATCGGTCTGAACACTTTTTAGATCGCCGTTGCGAAAACGTTGTGCGAAGGCTTTTAATGTCATCTGTGGTTCAATGCCTTTCTCAATCAGGGCACGCGTCACGCCTTCAACGGTCAGAATTTCACGCTCCCGCTCTTTGTATCTGGCAATGTCGCTTCTGGTCATTTCGTATTTCGGGGTACGTGATTGCGTCCTGATTGTCATGACTCCCCCTTACTATCTTTGATTTCTTTCATTCCGCGTAAGTAGAGCAGCCTCGCCATGTTAGAGCGTGAGCGGCTTTCTTCCTTAGCCATCCCCTCCAGGACTGCGAACTCTTCTTCATCAAGACGCAGTAAAACCATCTTTCTTGGGCTTGATGCCTTTGGCGCGCGGGATCTGGTGTCACGTATCTGTTCCATAGTGATATATTCGATCTCGTTGTTACTCGGTTTTTATAGTTTTGACCAATATTATTGTCATGTCAATAAGGATTTATACGTATTATGGTAACTATGGGTGATCGAATTCGTGAGGAAAGAAAGAAACTCAAGTTAAATCAAGCGGATTTTGCTGGGTTAGCTGGGTGCTCACGTAATGCGCAAGCTATTTATGAAAGAGGTGAGAGTCTACCAGGCTCGGCGTACTTGGTCAGATTGTCGGAAATCGGGGTTGACGTTCAGTACATCCTTACGGGTCAACGACTTCCGCTTACTGAAATCTCGATGGAGGAACGTGCCCTTCTCGAAAACTATCGCGCCATGGATAAGGCGGCACAGTTAAATATGCAAGCGGTTAGCGCTGCGTTCGCGCAGGCTAACATGAAAAAGGATGAAATTCTGAAAGACGGCAGCAGCGAGTAACGACTATGGGGATCAGTAAACTACCTGATGGTCGTTACCTGGTGGATCTTCGCCCTAGCGGAAGTGAAGGAAAGCGCATACGCAAAAAATTTATAACCAAAGGCGAAGCGAAGGACTTCGAGCGGTGGGCTATTGCAAAATACACTAACAAGGAGTGGGTAGAGCCTGTAAAGGATGACAGATATCTGCACGAACTGATTGAACTGTGGTGGAAGCTCAAGGGGCAGTTACTGCGTGACGGTACGGCTATTTACGGTAAACTTCTGGCAATGGATCGCCGTCTCGGTCATCCTGCGGCCAGCGATATCACCCCAAAGCTTTTTGCTGAATATCGCGCGCAACGCACTTCTGCCGGAATAAAGCCCAAAACCATCAATACGGAACAAACACACCTCAGCAGCATGTTTAATTCCCTGCATGAATCCGGGCACTATCCGACAAGATCGCCACTGACGGGGGTCAGGCGTATTAAGCTCACTAAGTCAGAAATGGGATATCTGACCAAAGAACAGATCGTGCAGCTACTGGCGCAACTGGACGGCGATAATGTGCTGGCGGTAAAACTTTGTCTTGCCACTGGCGCACGATGGAATGAAGCGGCCTCACTAACCAGCAGTCAGTTACTTGATGACCGCGTGACTTATATCAAAACCAAAAACGGCAATAACAGAACGGTTCCCGTCTCTCCCGAACTGATCGCCAGTATCCGCAAGGGCAAGGATCATAACCTGTTTCCCGATGTTGATTACATAACCGTCAGAAACACGATTAAATCTATCGCGCCAAATCTACCGGACGGGCAAGCCACTCATGTACTACGTCATACGTTTGCGAGTCACTTTATGATGAATGGCGGGAATATTCTTGCCCTGCAACGCATACTTGGTCATGCAAGCATTTTACAGACGATGGTCTATGCTCACTTCGCCCCGGATTACCTTTTCGAAGCCGTAAAATTCAATCCTGTTGCCGCCCTTTAGAGTGTCCAGTTTGTGCCCAAACTGCTTTTGTCAGGTGCGGTTACATGCGGTCGGGATGGGCATTAAATTATTGATTTATTTATAATGCATTGATTTTAAAAGACTTAACAAGGAGCCGTAAGGCTCCTTTATATGATGATTAACAAACTGAAAATAAAGGTATTTTATTTTTATGTGTCCAGATAATGCCCTATTTGAACACACAAAAAAGCCCGCGTGGATTGTCTATGCGGGCTTTGATTTTTTTTGACTTCGTACATACCTGGTAGAGAAAGGGTGCCTTACGATCGCCACCTTCAACAACCGAATGACGGGGGATAGCTCCCCCGTCGCGGTTTCCTTACTGCTTACACTGTAAGAACGCCGCAAACTCCGCGCCTCCTAATCTCATGCGTAGTTCACAAAGTGAACCGTGTAGCATCCAGATTATGAGTACCGCCGTAATGCAAATGATGGCGGTTTTTAACGGTTTTTGCGACATAGCGCTTGCTCCTTTTTCGGAGAGACGCTAACCTTTCACTTGCTAGGGTTGAAAGCGTTAGGTCTCGGTTAAACAGAAATGTTTTCCGGGACCTTCGTCTTTCTGGCCTTTGGCGAACCTCCGACCAGCGTCGAAGGCACCCGCGACTATTCTACTGATTTCCCGCCGCCCCGCTACTTAAAACTAAAACCCGTCAAATTCGTCTGTTATTGTCATGGGTGATTCCTGTTGGTTTATGTTTCGTCTTTCTGGTCGAGATCGAAGTTAAGCTGATTACGTCCGCGATGGCTTGAGGGGAAGTCTTCCCACGGAATGGATTTGTCTTCGGTCTTGTTTTTTCCTACAAGGCCGATGACGGACTGGAGGGTGTAGAAGCTGACGCCGCATTCCAGGTTATTACACTGGTAGTAAGTCCGTCTGATGGTTCTTTCCTTGTTTTCCATTCGGCTGGTGCGGGTTCTGGATGATGCGCCACATATCGGACAAGGAAACAAAGGCAGGCCCTCATACTGATAAGTCTGCCGTTTATATTATTCCAGTTATTCCTTTTCTGCTATCCATTCGGGAATTTTTAATTCCAGCTCAAGGTGTGTTGTGAATCCGTTGTCGTCAATGGTGTGTTCCGCTTTGGCGATGATCCAGTCTTCGTTGTCGATGTCGGTTTTAAAGCCAGACACGGAGCCGTGCATTTCTGGGTAAAGGTCTGCCCGGCCACGCGCCAGCGTAATGGAAAACTCCGCCGCGCCGCGCTGTAGCTGCTGCCATTTGGCGGCGGCTGCACGCTTTGCGGCTTCTTCGTTCTGGTAGGTCTTGCGCAGTACATAAACGTTGCCGTCTGCGCCTTCCATGTAATCCCCTTCGCGGCTGCTGCTTTTCTCTTTTTTTGGCGTTGCGGGCTTGCGGCGGCGTTTAACGCTGACTTTCTTTTTTTTGCCGAAGTTCAGATCCAGCCAGTACGCTTTTACGCCTGTATAGGCCTGCCTGTCTGAAATGCGGAACCGGTGTCTGTCGCCGTGGCTGCGGGTCAGGGCGAAAGAGGGTAGCGCTTTGCCGCCTGCCGTGACGCCGCCGCCCGGCAGAATGAATAACAGGCTGCCGTTCTTGACCGTGGCGATAGCGCCCAGCATGTCGGCCATGCGGGTGAGAAATGACATATCGCTTTCATCAGTCTGGTCGGCGTGGTCGATTTCGATATCCATCAGTATTTCGCTTATCTGCGCCTTCAGTCCGTAGCGGTGAGCGATGGCAGACACGACGCGCTCGACGGTCACATCATGCCAGGACACTTCACGCTTCACGTTGAACTCAGCGCGAAAATCGGCACTGCTGGCCGTGATATCAAGACGGTCAGGCGGGCCCTGGTGTGAGATCTCGTCAACGATATACAGCCCCTTGTAAATCAGGGCTTCACCTTTCCATCCCATCGATACGGCAAGCTTCGTGCCGCGCTTTGGGAGCTGCACTTCGCCGTCAGTATCGTCCACGCTGATAACAACCTGATCAGCCTCAAAGCCCCGGTTATCCGTCATTGAGACAGACATTACCCGCCTGTTCAGATCATTCAGTTCGTCTTCGCCTGTGGTGATACTGAAATCCGGCATTTTCACCGCATCATTCAGGGTGTCCATGTAGCTGTTAATTTTTAGTGTGATGGCGTCTGTGGGTGTCATGTGTTCTGTCCCTCCGTTGCCCGAAGGATCACACGTGCGCGCGGGAAGCCGTAACCCTTTTTTGTTGTCGCAGTACGGGAAGAACGCGGGTTTAGTGCTATGGCGGGGAAGATGGCGGATTATCACGGGGAACCTCAACAACCGCAACGGTGGAAAACATGAGTGAACAACGTTTTCACGGTGCGCGCATCAGGGAAAACACTGACCTGGTCACGGCCATTAATGACATTGATTCCAGTGTCATTGGGATTGTTGCCGTGGCTGATGATGCTGATGCGGGTACTTTCCCTTTGAATAAGCCCGTTTTGTTTAACCGGGTTAATGATGTGCTCGGCAAAACCGGTAAAACCGGCACGTTGTATAAATCCCTCAAGGCCATAGCCGATCAGGTCAGTACGAAAGTGATTGTTGTACGCGTCCCTGCCGCAAAGGAAGGCGACGGCGAGAAGACGCAATCACAGCTTGTGATTGGCGGAACGGAGGCGGACGGCAGTTATACGGGAATGTATGCGCTGCTGGTTGCTGAACAGGATGAACATATCGGCTACCGTCCGCGCATTCTGGCGGCACCTGATCTCGATACCAAAGAGGTGACGTCTTCCCTGTGTGTGATTGCTGAGAAGCTGCGGGCGTTTGTGTATGCCGGATGCAACGGTTGCGCCACGATGGCGGAGGCCATCGCGTACCGGGCTGATTTTGCCTACCGCGAACTGATGCTTATCTGGCCTGACTTTATCGCTTATAACCCTGAGTCCGGCCAGAATGAAGTTTTTCCGGCCCCGGCGTATGCGTGCGGCCTGCGGGCGCTGATTGATAACGAGCAGGGATGGCATAAGTCGCTGTCTAACGTGCCGGTGAAAAACGTGCTGGGGATATCAAAACAGGTGTTCTGGTCGCTTCAGGCTGAGGATAGCGACGCCAACGCGCTTAATAACAAGGAGATCACCACGCTGATTAAGCGTAATGGTTTCCGGTTCTGGGGCAACCGCTCAACTGATGTTAACGCCTATATCTTTGAGGTGTATACGCGCACGGCGCAAGTGCTGGCTGACAGTATTGCAGAAGCGCAATTTGAGGCGATAGACGAACCGCTGACGCCAACGAACGTTAAGGATGTACTGAGTGGCATCCGGGCGAAATTAAGCGCGCTGGTGACGTCCGGGCGGCTTATCGGGGCGGAATGCTGGTATGACGTGGTGGATAACAGCACGACGGAGCTACGACAGGGACGCGTGCGTATTCGCTACAAATATACGCCGGTTCCGCCGCTGGAAGATCTGACACTGTACCAGACGTTCACGGATGAATTTTTCGGGCCTGCATTTGCGTCTTTGGGAGGTGTGTAAATGTCTGTTCCACATAAAATCCAGTTTTTTACCTGTTTTATTGACGGGGAAAACGAGATCGGCAAAGTGACGTCGCTCACCCTGCCAAAAGTGACGCGCAAGACCGAAAACTATCGCGGCGGCGGCATGATGGGGTCAGTTGCGGTTGATCTCGGCCTTAATGATGGCGCGCTGGATGCCACCGCCGTTTTTGGTGGCTTTATGCCAGGCGTTATCAGGAAGTACGGCGGCGACATCGACGAGCTGAAGCTGCGCTTTGTGGGGTATCTGTACACCAGTGGCGACAGTCGCGTGTGTGAGATTGAGATGCGCGGGCGTATTACTGAAATTGATATGGGTGAGGTCAAACAGGGTGAGGATACCTCGCACACCTACGCCATCAAAAACACCTATTACAAGCTGTCTGTTGATGACCAGGAACTTATCGAAATTGATAACCTGAATTTCATCTACAAAAAAGACGGCAAGAGCATGATTCCCGATCGCGCCCGTTCTGCGCTGGGTATGAACTGATTAATTTAACGGCGGTGCTGTGTGCCGCCCGGAGAAATGACAATGAAAAAAGAATCTGCTGAATATAGCGTTGACGTCACCACTGAAGCCACTGCCCCGGTGAAGGGGGTTACGCTGGCCCAGCCAGTCGTGCGCGGGGATGAAACGATTACGTATGTTGAGATTGGTGACGCTATCAGGCAATCAGGCTCACTGCGCGGACTGTCGCTGTCGGACGTGCTCAATATGAAAACGGATACCCTGGTGACGCTGTTTGCGCGTGTGACGTCTCCACGCCTGAAGGAAAGCGAGATCAGAACGCTTGCGACGTCTGATTTTATCGCGCTGTCCACGGCCATTGTCCCTTTTTTGACGCCTACGGCCTCTGGAATACCGAGCGGGGCGGAGACGGACGACTAATCACGGTGGTTAAGTTTGACCGGATTGAAGATCTGGTTGCTGATATCGCCGTTGTTTTTAACTGGCCGCCTGCTGAAATCTTCATGATGAATCCGGGAGAAGTGGTGGCCTGGCGTGAGCGGGCGGCGCTCAGAAGTGGTGCCCGCGACAATGAAAAATCTTGATATCCGCGTTTCTTTCAGCGCGATCGATAAACTCACCCGTCCTGTAGAGACTGCCCGCCAGAGTGTGGGCGGTCTTGCTGATTCCCTCAAAAAAACCCAGACCGATATTAAAACGCTTGGCACGCAGTCCAGGGCGTTTTCCCGTCTGCGCGAGAACTTCACTAAAACGACTGAAAAAATTCAGAAGACGCAGCGCGAGCTTAACGGTCTGAGGCAGTCACAACAGGCAGGCAACGCCATGACTGACAAACAGCGTGAGCATATCGCGCAACTGGCGGCAAAACTTGACCGCCTGAATGAGGTACGCACCCGCGAGAAAGAGAAGTTGCGGGAAGCCAGTCGCGAGATGGTGAAACACGGCATCACGCTTTCAGGTAGTGACCGGACTATTCAAAGCGCCATACGGCGTACTGAGCAGTACAACCAGACGCTGGAGCATGAGCGGCAGATGCTGGCGCGCGTGGCAAAGGCGCGGGCGCAATATGACCGTATGCAACAGGTCGCCGGAAGACTGCGCGGGGGCGGTGCTGTTGCGCTGGGGGCGGCTACCGCTGCCGGTTATGGTGCCGGGCGTTTTCTGGCGCCTGCTGTGAGTTTCGATCGGGAGGTCGCTCGCGTGGGGGCGCTTACCCGTCTGGATAAGACCGATCCGCAGTTTACTGCGCTGCGTGAACAGGCCAAAAAGTTGGGCGCGGAAACGCAATTCACCTCAAGGGATGCCGCCAGCGGTCAGGCGTTTCTGGCAATGGCCGGTTTTACCCCGCAGGCCATACAGGCTGCGTTGCCCGGCGTGCTGAATATGGCGCTGGCAGGCGGCATGGATTTAGGCGAAAGCGCCGATATTGGGTCAAATATTCTTTCGCAATTCCACCTCGATCCCAAAGAGATGGATCGGGTCAGTGACGTACTGACCGCCGCATTTACCCGCACCAACACCGATCTGACCAACATTGGCGAGGCGATGAAATATGCCGGTACGGGTATGGCCGGTCTTGGTGTCAGTGTGGAACAGACAACCGCCATGATTGGCGTGATGGCAAACGTGGGGCTGCGTGGCAGCATCGCCGGTACTGGACTGCAAACCACGTTTTCACGTCTGGCCGCGCCAACGGGTAAAGCCGCCAGTGCCCTGAAGGAGTTAGGGGTTAACGTTGCCGACGCAACCGGAAAAATGCGACCGGCTGAAGTGGTGCTGGCTGATATTTATAAAGCTGTCCATAAGTACGGCGACGTCGATCAACTGTCTTTCTTTAAAGATATTGCCGGGGAAGAAGCCGCCAAATCTTTCCAGGCGCTGGTTCAGTCTGCGGGCAGTGGTGAACTGCAAAAATTACTCGGGGAACTGAAGAAGGCGCAGGGGGAATCTGCGACGGTCGCCAGAAAGATGGCTGATAACCTCGACGGCGATTTAAAGAATCTGGATAGCGCGTGGGAAGGGTTCCGTATTCAGATTGAAGAGCTGGTTGACGGGCCATTACGTGGACTGGTTCAGGGGATTAGCGACGTTGTCGGCGCGATGACGGCATGGGCGCGGGAAAATCCCGGTCTGACGAAGGCGCTGTTGACTGTCGGCGGTAGTGCGCTGGCCGTTACCGCGATTACTGGCGGGCTGTCGCTGGCTATCGGGTTGTTGCTGGGGCCAGTGGCAAAACTGAAACTTGGCTTCGCGTTACTGACTGGTACTAAAGGGCTTGAGCGTGCCATTCCGCTCTTTACCCAGTTGCGGGCGGTGATTGGCGGCCCGATGGGGAGTGTTAAGGGTTGGTCTGCTGTCTTCTCGTCAGTGACGTCCGGGGCGGGAAGGTTGTCGGGAGTTCTTGGGCCACTGCGGGGGATGCTGCTGTCTGTTTTCACTTCACCACGGGCGGCGGTTTTTTCTCTTCTTCGCGGGGTTGCCGGGCTTGCTCTGCGACTGTCCGGGCTTCCGACACTGTGGGGTGTGATTACCGGCGCCGTGTTCATGCTTGGCGGCGCGATTTCGCTGTTACTGAGTCCGATCGGGCTTATCGGGGCGGCATTCGTGGCTGCGGGTCTGCTCATCTGGCGCTTCTGGGAACCGATTAAAGCGTTTTTTACCGGGTTTTTTGCCGGGGTGTGGGAGGCGCTGACACCGCTGCGGGAAGCGTTTTCTGCGTTATTGCCGGTATTTGATGCGATTAGTAACGGGATCAAATCTGTCCGGGACTGGTTTACACGCCTGCTGGAACCGGCCACCACGTCAAAAGAGACTCTGGAAAAATGCACCAGTGCCGGAAAAACTTTCGGTAAGGTAGTAGGGAGCTTTATTCAGACGCTGGTTCTTGGTCCGATGACATTGCTACTTGATTCGCTTGGCTGGGTACTTGAGAAGCTGGGGCTTATTCCTGACGGTATTGAGCGCGCCCGTCAGAAAGCGGAAGAACTAAAGCGCAACGAGCTGCTTGATACCAAAGTTTCTCTTCTTGTGGGCGATCTGGCAAAAGTCGCACCAAAAAAAGTCGATACAGGAACCACAACACCGCCCGGCACAGATAAGCCGTTGACGCCTGATCAGGGTACGCTTCGCCGGTTAAGTAATATCGCTGACAACACGAAGGCTACCGCCGATAACACGAAACGCATCGGCCCCGGCGATATTGTCTTTAAAAACCTGCCTCGTGCGCTGGCCGTTCGTGGCGCATGGCAGGAATCACGGCTTGCCGGTTCGACTGTCACCGTCGCCCCTGAGCTCGCCCCGGTGATGGCTGCCGCCTCCCGTCCTGTTGTCGAAGCGATACGCCGCCCGGTTGGCGGGAATGGTGGGCGCACCGTTGCGGCGGCTGGGTTTGATGGTGAAATTCACGTTCACCTGCATAACGTGGTCACGCAGAACCCCCGCGAACTGGCGAGAATGGTTGGAGAAGCGGTGAAAGCTGAAATGAATAAATTAGCCCGAACCGGGCGCGCCAGCTTCCTGGATAGTGATTAAGTGAGGTGACGTTATGATGATGGTTTACGGTATGTTTGTTTTTGAGCTGAAGACGCTTCCACATCAACAGCTACAACAACACAAGACCTGGCGGCACGTTAAAAACGAGCGCATTAACCGCTCTGCAAGCTGGCAGTACATCGGCGCGGGAGATGATCAGATCACGCTTTCCGGGGTTCTCTACCCGGAAATTACGGGCGGTGAGGTGTCTCTTTCGGTACTGACCACGCAGGCCTACACGGGGCGACCGTGGCCCCTGATTGATGGTGTGGGGCAAATTTACGGGATGTATGTCATTACCGGACTGCAAACGACACGATCGGAACTTGACCGTTATGGAAAGGCTAAAAAGATTGAGTTTTCGATAAGCTTTCAGCGATGCGATGAAGATATGCGGGAGCGGCTACAGTCCTCTTCTGTCAGTGATTTACTGAACGGCCTGAAGGATAAAGCCAGCGCGGCGTATGATTCAGTAAACGGCGCGATTTCCGGGTTGTTATAGTGGGCTGTCAGGCCCTGTTTCAGGCTGTCTGTTGGCTGCGGCGGTAGTTTCCCTTGCCGAATAACCGCACCGCCCAATACATGATCGTCCTTTTCCAGCGCGGTACGCCAAGCACCTTCATCCCGTCAAGGAATATCCGGTCAGCTTCCTGTTTCGTGCGTAGTGCGTTGTCGTACAGGTAATCGTGAATAATCGCCGCTTTGGCGTATTTACCGTCCGGTGGCATGAACGCCCAGAAGATGCGCGGGATGGTGGCGAGGTCGGTGACGAAACCAGCCGGCACCTCAATAACATCGCTGTTGTCATCGCTCAGGTAAAACTCAAATGGTTCGTACACGCGCCATCTGTAGTGCTCCAGCATCTCCAGAATCGCGGGGGTGGTAAATTTACTCATTGACTAAACCGGTCTGCATGTGAAAAGAATATGCCCGTATTCCTGTAATGTTAATTTTCCTTCCAGAAGTGTTTGACTGGCTGCTTTCTCACGGAGGCAGCCTCTTTTTTTATTCGGGCCAGCCCACGGCGTAATCCATAACAGCCTGTGCGTCGGTCAGTTTGTCCACCTCTTCTTTCATCTGCCGCTGGCGCATGTGAATTTTCAACCCCATAGTAAACATCGCCTGGTCAATAGCGTCACTGAGGTTAATCAGCTCGCCAGACGTCATCGGTACGTCATTATTATCGGCGTCCGTCCAGATAAAACCGTCCGGTAATTTATTCTGTCTCGCCATCTGTACCGAGAGTGTCAGGCGCTCCTGCGTCACTTTACCGTAGTCCCAGTTGTGGTTATCAAACGTGAAGGTGTAATTCGCGTTTTCCTGCATATTACGCCAGGTGTTAATTTCGGTGTGTTTCTGGGGCAGGGCAGTATTTAAATCAGCCACCCACTTACCGTTTTCGAATTTATCGACAGATGAGGTGGGGGCCTGTGTGGTGGTGTTTTCCGGTAGCGGGCCGGGTTCTGAAATATAAATCGGGTTGCCGGTTTGCGTGTCGTACACTGTTTCGCCGCGATGGTCTTCGTTCAGACTCCACGTTTCGGTTTCATGGTCAAATACAGCAATATGGCTGGCCGGAATATCAGGAGGAGCAATATCGGTACAGTTTGATGGTAATCCGGTATGTGGCGCTATCCAGGCATCACTGGCACCGATAAATTCATTCGTATCTGCACGCAGATTATAAACCCTGACCGTCCGTGTTTCTTCGCTCATTTTAAAAGCCATTACGCTAACCTCACAATATAGTTAAAGGCGATGTTTTTAACCGTGACCTCTTCATTGCCTTCAGGGTCAACAATAACCAGGTGGCCGTGTGGGCCGATGTAAACCGTATGGCCGTGTGGGCCAATCCAGGTGGTGTGGGCATGGATACCGGCGTCCTTCGTCCACGCACCGCCCCCGGCGAGAAAGGAGGTGTGATTAGAATCACCCCAGTATGAATTTACATAGCTACCGAACTCATGAGCATGATTCCCCCCTGAATCAGACCCTTTTGATCCATAGTCAAACGACGAGGTGTTCTTCGTTCCGAGGTCGGTATCCTGTGCCCGCGCAGAGTGCGAGTGCCGCTTGTTACCGTCCATTTCTTGCGACAGTACGGCACGCCCGCTTGCGGGTTTCCCCTTGATGGTCCATCCCCGCATGTCAGGAATAACGCCGGACGGATACGCTATAGCCAGTAGCGGGTAAGCAGACTTATCGAAGGACTGTCCCTGCATCAGGGCGTAACCGGCAGGGATATTGTCAGACGGCCATGCTATCGCCGCCCCTACTGGATGCGAATCCGGAGGTGGGTTTAGTGAGGTGTAGAGCATTGCCCATTCGGACCACTCAGCATCGGCGGTATCCCGATGACTGCGAATATATGCGGGCGCTGGCGCACCGTTTGTCCCGCTCCAGCCAATGAGGATTTCCCCATCACCGGTTCCGGTCAGTCGCAAAACATTCCCGTATTCCGTTGGATAGCCGTTGTTGTAAACCTCTCCCATTATCAGGCCGCTATCACTGCCTCTTGTCGTGCCAGTCAGTGCCGGAAGCGCGCCGCGTGATGCCAGTCTGTTCGCTGCAACAGCCGTACCGTTGGCAGGAAGCGCTCCGATATTTTGTACAAACAGCGACTTATTCGGGATGTCTGCACCGTTCTGGTCTTTCTGCATTGCGCCAGTGATGCGGCTGTCGTCACCTGCGGCCACTGTGTTTGCGGTGGTGCCAACATTGAGGGTGGCGCTGTTACCGAGCTGGAGGGACTGACGGGCCAGCGGGATATTTGTCAGGTCAGCCAGGTTGCGCTCTTTGGCAAGGCGTGCGCTGGCGTTGTCCATCGCGATTTTGACCGCTTTTGGCGTGGCGGCCATTGTTTCGTCTATGCTGGTAACGCCGCTGTAGAGTTTTGTGAAGCCCTTGTCGGTCAGGGTGGCGTCAGGATGGTTGCGTGATTTTTCGTGTTCTTCCAGGCTGTTATCAACGTACTCATTAGTGGCCATTATCGTCGTTGAGTCGATGGTGATATTCACGATCGAGGTATCACTGACAATCAGCGTCATACGTACCGTTTGCGCGCGCCCCGATCCCTGTTCCAGTAATGGCTTTTCGCTTGCTGGCAGGCTACAGATGGCAACCAGTTTATTAAATTCGTCGTAGATCCCCGCTTCGCGTACCCAGAATCCTCCCACTTCTGCCGGGATCAACAGTTCCACGATGATGATGTTGGAGTGTGTTTTATCCACGGTAACTGAGTTAACAGCGGCACGCCAGACTTCGTTAACCAGTGCGGTGCTGGTTGTATCCGGGTTGGTGGGGTTGCCGCCGCCATCACCTACAGCCATCTGAGTCAACGTGAGTTTTGTTCCGCCTGGTGACATGGCGGCAATCAGCCTTTGTTTGCCGTAGTCGGTAATTATTGTTTTAAATTTCGGGAATGCAGGCATGTGTTCTACTCCGCATAACTGGTGATGATGTCGCCAGTGTAAGAGGCGCCGCCCGTAAACATTTCGCCGGGGGCTTCAAGTATGATATTCAGTCCCACCAGGTGGCGACTTACTGGTCTGGCGTCGGCTATCAGGCGTTCCATTTCGTAGTAAGTGTCGGCGTCTATACCGTCTTCTGATGCGCCAATTTCCAGACGAAAGGTGCCGGGTGTGCCGTTTTCCTGCCACCATTCGACAACCCTGATTAAATAGCCAAAGGGTTCAACAACATTACGAAGCGCGCGTATGGTGCCCTTTTTTTGGTGAATCTCCCATGAGGCTTTTATCGCCTTTCGCTTCGTCTCTTCCGGCCAGTTTTTGTCCCACCTGTCCACGGACAGCGCCCACGCCAGATACGGCAGAAGGGCAACAGGGCATTCGTCGGGGTTCCATAGCTTTCTGAGGTCGACGGGGATAGCATCAAGCCGCGTTGAGGCCTGTTCAGTGCTTCGCATAAAGCCACTGGCAGACGGTGGAAGAAGGTTATTATTCATCGGTCCCACCTTTCGCAATAGTGACGGTTACGCACCTTGCCGCCTGGGTGTCGTTGATAACGATATCCGTTGCGGGTTCCGTCAGTTCGACGCGCTGAACCCCCTGAACATGCAGCGCCGCCATAATGGCCGAGCGTGCGACATCACGGCCTATTTTTCCCTGAAGTGCTATCCATGCCTGTAGTGCGTCATGCGCGGCGTTCTGTATGGGTTCCGATTCAGGGCCGGGATAGAAAAAGAGACTGGCGTTGATGTTGTAATTGACTATTTCTGCGCTTTGAACCGTCAGTCTGTCGCCTACGGGGCGGCGGTCTTCGGCGGAAAGCGCGTCTTTTACGGTTGTCAGTAATTCAGGCGTGGCGGTGCCGTCGCCCTCTGTTGACAGAACTGAAATCACCACCACTGCCGGTGACGGGCTTACCGCTTTGGCGTCAGCCACGTTTCCGCTGGCGCTTCTGGCAAAATACTCATAAGCGCCGGTCGGCCCCGCAACGCTTAAGCCATCAAATGCCGCCTGCGCGCGCATACGCAGCGCCGTGTCGCTTTCCATCACGGCGTTGGTGGTGTCCGTTGCGGGAGTAATCACTAATCGCTCTGTGTCCATATTCCCGGCGATATTATCCAGATCGGTTGCGACTGAATGACTGAGCATACAGGCCGCTGCGCCATCGTTTATGCGCTGCCTCAACAGCAACTCGCGCCATGCGAAGGCCTGCGCGATGATGTTCAGCGGTTCAGATTCCAGTTCCAGCGCAGCGGCAACGGCGGTGCGGACTTCTTCCGGGAACTTGCTTATCATGAACTGCTTTATCTCCGCCAGAATCACTTCAAAATCCAGCGCCTCAATAATGGCCGGTTGCGGAAGCTGTGACAGGTCAACGGTTGGCATTATCGCTACCCCGTAACGTGAGAACGCGCTGTACCGGCTGCATGGTTTCGGTGATGATGCCTGCCAGTTCCGCTTCGGCGCGTCCGTCTTTCAGCCAGCGTATATCAATTTTGTTCAACGCAATTCTTGGCTCCCATCGGGTAAGTGCAATGACCGCCGCACTCATGCACTGAAGGTGGGTTGTGGCGTTCTGTGGTGAGTCAATTAAGTCTGATACCAGACTCCCGTAATCGCGGCGCATGATGCGACTGGCGAGCGGCGTTAACAGAATGTCGTTAACCGAGTTCCATAGCTGATCGGTATCGTTCAGTGTTCCGGTGCCGTTCGGATTCATGCCTGTGTAACGTGCGGTCATCTTGTCTCCTGTGTCCAGCTATCACCCGGCTTCACTCCGCCGTGACCGTGGTTGTCAACCTGTACGCCGTTTGAAGTGAAGCTGCCGCCGCTGTGTTCAACGCTCCCGGTCATTTTCCCGCCCTGAGTGATTTCAAACGTGGCGGCTTTCAGGTGCTGTGTACATTCCACAACGGGGGTTTTTAGCGTCACACTGACTGACGCCTCAAGGTTTGCGGTCTTCATACCCGTAGCGGATAGTGCGCCAGCGTCGGCGTCATAGCGAATAACGGCCCCGTCCGGGGCGGTGATAACCATCTCTTTCAGGCTGCTGCCCGGTGCCGGGTTATCGTTGCTGTACAGGCTGCCGATAACCATCGCTGTTTCCGGGTTGCCGCCGATGCAGGCGATTAACACCTGCTCGCCGATGGCGGGCGGTATCCAGATTTTGAATGCGCCCGCGCGGGTCACGTTCCAGCGTAGCCAGTCGGTTTTCAGTTCGCCGCTTTGTACGCGCACGCACCCAGTGCTGGCATCAGTCGCAAAAACAACGCCGGTGCGAATGATATTCCCTGTCAGGCGCATTAGTTCAGTCATCCCGGCGTTCATTTCCCGGCGCTCCCCAGACTGTTAATCACGGCGTTATAAATCAGGCGCTCGTCCGCTGCGGAGATCCCCAGCAATTCACGCTGCGGGTACTTCGC